TCCTGATTCTATATAAGTTTGTATTGCGTTCATGTTGTGATCAAAATCCATTTGGATCGAGGTATTTTGCCTTATTATATGTGGTGTTACATCAATTATGAATGGATCAATTTGTAGTTCTCTTGTAGCATAGTCAGCATTGGATCCTGGGAATCTAAAATATTTATTCCAGATAACAGACAATTCTGCATATGTCGGTAATTGAAGTCTTGGTTCTACCGCCATTACTTCTGTTCTTACGTAATTGTAATATTGTTTTCCGTAAAAGAAAATTCCTCTTAATGAGCATATTACATTATCTTGCGTTGCTTTAAGTGGATCTTGGTTATGTTTGGACAAGCGGATCCAATACATAGATTCTATTAATGACTCTTTTTCTGGTTGCGGTATAAAAAAGCCAAACGCGTTTGCTGTTGTGTTTTTCAGAAATAGTAGTTTATCATAATAACTATATTTGGGAATTTCTAATGATTTAGATGCTGATGTTACAAGCATTCCATGTTCATGCATCCAGCTGGATACACTGACACCATTATAATATTCCAATACACGATCATCGACTGTAGTAAAAGTATCATCTCCTCCTCTAATACCACGTGTGTATTCTTTATAATGTCTAATTTCTGTTAACATTGGTCGTTCTAACTCCATTATTTCAATCCATGCTGCTCTGTGTAGCATTTCATTTATAACACAGTTTAATAAATATGTTAACAAACATCCTGACATCATTGTGCCTGTTGTTCTAAAAACCATTGTTTCTGTAACACAATATGGTGATGACATAAGTTCTAGGAGTGTCAATCTCTCCTTTCTGGTTGCATTCATTCCAGTTAACAAAACTTTTGTTCCATAATATAACATTGAATGTGTTATAGTTTTGTCCCAAAAAGTAAAATCAAAATCAAATCCTTTACATCCTACTGCTAACATATGTATTGAAAGATCATGCCAATCTAATGAAAGACGATCTAATCTTGGAACACAAAAACTATCCTGTATTCGTGCATGATAATATTGCATTAATGTTGTAAAAAAGAAAGTTCTCATTATTAATAAATGAACTATATTTCCACAAGAAAATACTCTAGTTTTTGGTTCATCATAAATCTTCTTCAATTTAAGTCTTTCATCCTTGTAAGAAAGAGTAAATGGTAAAAATGGTATTACTCCTTGTGATAAAAGTTCCATTGCATGATTATAATCATCGACTAAGCGTTTTCTTGGTACTAATATTCCATCTACTTCATCAATCAGGTCTTTTCGATGTATGCCTGATTGCATATAAGGATATCCAGATGATGCCGTCATATCTATTCTGGTACTTCCATCTACTTCTGGTAATCCATTCAAAGCTTCATGTAAAGTTAATCGTTTACTTGAAACCAATGATTTCTTTTCAATTCGTTTATAATCCTCAACCATACTTTTATAAGCCCGTTTTAACACAGCTGCGTTAATTGGGTTTGATTGTTCAACATAACCTGCATACATTTGTTTTTTAAATGTATCTCTTGTTTTATATTTTTCTGGTAATCTTGAATCATAACAAGACAAAGCTGCTGGTTCTGTCTTATGAGAATGTAAAAAATTTGCAACTAAAGATGGTCTAATATCTGTTTGTGTTGGTTGATAAATTGATTTGCAAGTTCCTTGAAATTGTAATGTTGATCTTTCTGGAAGAAAAGGTATTCCTTGTTCTGGCGCTGTTTTAATGGAAAATAGTTCTTCTGGTACAATTACTTCCTTCATTGCTGCTTCTAAAGCTGTTCTAGTGACAAAATGAAAGTATGACTTTCCTCCTTCGATTCCTCCACGAGCTACGTGGACACCCAAAATTTTTCTGTCACCATAGCTTTCTCTAACAATACTTCCGCAAGATGATGATCTTGGTTCATAAGAGGCTTCTGCAAAAACATGATAAATCATTGTTTTGCCCGATTCTTCTCTAATTGTTCTAACTCTTTCATGAGTAACCGTTCCTGAATAATAACTAAATTCACCCTTATATGTTCCATCATAATTGTATGGAGTATAATCAATCTTTTCAACAGTTCTATTTAACAAATTACTAGTTCCATCCCAAAAGAAGTGTACTATAGATCTTTCAGCTGAAAAATCTCGCTTGTCTAATTTGTAAAGACATACATCTTCTCTAAATTGCATTCCTGTAAGTTCTGCATCTACATTTCCTTTCATCATTATTAAATTTGATGGATTAAAAGCAATAATTTTGGATACAGAATTCCACGTACTTTTAGTTATTTGTACTTGTCGTCCTTCTTCA